TTGATGATGCCGAACTTGCGGGTGGATACATTGCACATGCGCGCAAGCCACTGGTTATCGTCGCGCAGGCCGCGGCCCTTCGACCACATCATGGCAAGCATGGTCACATAGGCCCCGCGTTCCTCGGCTGACAGCTCAAGCATGCCCGCCAGTAGGTCGTCTTGGAAAAGCTGGATGTATGGAACCTCAGCCAACGTGCGCCTCCACATCATCGGAATAGAAGCGGCAGATTGCATTGAACACGTTGCTGCGGGTTGGCAGCTGGTTGGGGGCCATAAAGATCAACAGGTCAACGTATTTTTCTGCGCGCAAGTGCGCAGGCACGGTCGCATCAATGTGCGCCAAGTGTTCGTCTGCAATGGCGTAGACGTGCAGGTCTGCTGGCGTTGGGTTTAAAGCGCTACTCATGCAGCCAGTTCCTTGAATTTTTCGGTTTCATTGCCGAAGGCGTCCCAGCCTGGACGCTTCTGGCGGCTGAACAGATCCGCACGGCGCTCTGCACCCGGCATCATGCGTTCAGCCTCTGCATAGGCTTCATCGGGCTTGCGGCTATGCTCCCGCAGCAGGCCCTCAATCACGGTGCGCACCACGGGGCATGTATCAACGTCGCCCATGGTGAAGATCAGGAAGGGCTCAGAGGCGCAGCGCAGGCGGTAGCCAGTACCGAAGGCAAGCTTGCCGTTCTTGGTGCGCTTCACCCACACGCCGCTTGTGACGAACTTGAAGCCCCAATAGCGGCCTACGTCGATCTGCTGGTCAATCATCGGGTGGGTTGCCCACAGCCACAGCAGGCAGTTGCGGCCTGCCAGATGCCCAACGGGGAATTCTTCCTTGATCTGGTCGCAGGTCATTGTCTGATAGTGCGCGTCGGGGCCCTTCTCCGTGCGGCCAGCCTCTGAGTAGGTTTCGAAGCGCCACATGGGGTCAGCCATGATGAAATCATAGCCAAACATCTGCATGTCACCGAAGGGCCAGCCGCTCATGCCTACACCTCTTGCACTTCGATACCGAAGAAGGCGCGCATCATCGCTTTCTTGAGGCGGTAGAGGGCAATTTCGCGGGTGATCTCTGACTTCACGTCTTCAACAACCAGAGCGCCGGTCTTCACTTCGTTGTAGGAAAAGTCGGCCACGAAGGCAGCCACGCGCCCGCCTTCATATTCAATGGTCATATCCGGTCGGGTGAAGTCGAAGCGGGGTTGCAGGCAGAGATTTTCGATCTCGCCGGCCTGCTGCATCAGCTTCAAAACACTGTACCGGCGCATTTCCTTCGCGCTGTCGAAGGTGTGGCCGTCCAGGGTCACTTTCTTGTTGCCGTATTTGCTGCGCTTCTTCTTTTTGAGTGCAGCAACTTCCAGCTGATAATCGTGGGCTGACATATGATCCATCAGTCCACCTCAACCGGGTCACGTTTTTGCATGCGGGTGATGCAGCTTTCCAGATCCACCGATGTTTGGCGAAACTCACCATAGACACGGGTTATGCTCTCGCGCTGTGCGGCATTCAGCTTGGCTACGCCGTCCACTTCCTGCGCCGCGGTGCTGAGCTTGCCGAAGGCTGCCCCCACCTTGAGCAGATTGCTGAGGAAGCCGCCCGACTCTGCTGCTTTTTCCTCAAGCTTGCAGCGCCTGGCCCAATCCGCGAAGGGTGCAACGCCCTTCTTTTGAACACAGGCCCGGTCAAGGGCTTTGATTTGTCTGGCGTTCGGGCATGCATCCCGGTTCGGGTCTGCCCAATCGCGAATGGTAGAGGGGCTACGATCAACAACTTCTGCGGCCCCTTCCGCTGTCAAAATCTCGATCACCTGCGCTGCCGGGTAGGCTTCTGACAAGGGATCGCGAGGCATCTGCATGGTCATAGTTTGGTCTTTCGTAAAAAGTCGTTTTCGTTTCGATGGAGCCAGACACGCCGTCGTGGCATCCTTTGTCTCGTAGCCGGTTACACCCCGTTACCAGCTGCAGACTGTTTGCCCTGTTGGTGAGGGCTTGCCCGGCCCTCACCTCTCCCCCCATCGCAGGGAAAGAAAAATGCGCGGCCTTCTTGATGGGCCTTTTGCGCACCCGCGAACGGAGAGTTGAGTGATGAAAAAAACGCTTACAGAAGTGCTAAGCCTGATCAGGCCGCTATTGCTTCCTGCAGGGTCAATTCCACACCTTCGAGTTCTGCCACCTTTAGGACTTCCGGCAGCCGCTTACGCGGGATCCCGTTGTCAGCCCAGCCAGAGACAGTCGATACAGCCCATTTGTATCCGTGCCGCTTACCGGCGCGGGCCATAGGGCGGATACCGCCGAATTTTTGGGTAATATTCTTCTTGTCCGTACTCATGCGGCGAAGTGTACGGGTTTCCCGAACGTTTCGCAAGCCGGTTTGTGCGGTTTTTCCGAATGGAAACCGTGATAGATTCGTTCTATCAGTTATTTACGTGGGGAAAAGTTGTGTTTCGCAATCGAGAAGCACTACAGGGTATTGAATTTATGACTGATGCAGGTCAACGGCTCAAAGTGTTGAGAGAAGGCGTAAGGCCTAAGCTGTCTATCAGAAAGATGGCCGAAGAATTAGGGATACCTGCATCCACCTACGCTACCCGTGAAAACGAAACCAAGAGCCCGTTCATGCGGCTTGAATGGGTGCTGCCGATTGCTGACATTCTTGAAAAGCACGGTGTCCCGCGCGAGCAGGTAATGGAGCTGGCTGGCGCTGACGCGGAAGGGATCCGCGGTCAGGAAGTGGAAGTGGCTGCGTGGGTCCAGGCTGGCAACTGGACAGAAAACAACGAAATCGATCACGACGAGCGCGAGCGGGTCGCTTGGCCCTTTCGCCAGAAGAAGCCGGACGGCATTGTCGCCCTTGAGGTTCGCGGCGACAGCATGGATATGATGTATCCGTCCGGCAGCGTTGTGTTTGCTCAGGATCCTGTGACGCTTTCAGAAAGCGGCAAGTCGGTCGAGCTGGGCGACATAGTTGTTGCCAGGCGCAGGAACGACATGGGCGAGTTCGAATATACACTCAAAGAACTGGCGCAAGCTCCCGAGGGCGGTTTTTTGCTGCTGCCAAGGTCACGGAATCTTGTTCATCGTCCAATCCCTTATGAGCCTCTTCAGGAATGGTACATCGGGCATCACCCTGCAGATGCGAGCGCAGACAGCCTCTGCATCGTTGGGGTCGTAGTAGGTGCGTTGATAAGCTACATGGACGGCGCTCCATAATCGCAGTCTTTACCGGGTGCCTGTGCGGCTGCAGCAGGTACTCTGAACGATGTCGTGTCATAAATCCCCCACCATTGTCGGTGTTATTTGCCTGATCACGCCGAGAGAACGGCGAACGGAAAACTAGCAAATAAATTGTGTTTTTGAAATGGCAGGACTACCCCCCTGCAGGGGGGTTTTTGCGATAAGTTTGAACCAAGGTTACATGATAAGCCGGTTTTTCAGGCAATATGACACGATCGCTTCACGCGCATAGACAGGCAATCCCGCTTCTTTAAAGCGCTGCCGAATCATATAAAGGTGATCCTTCACCCCTTCCTCAGAAATCCCCATTTTCCGGGCTATTTGAGCGTTTGTGCGCAGATCCTCGCTTGTACTGGACATAAGTTTGATCACTTCCAGCTGACGCCCGGAAAAGCGCACAAGGCACTCTTCTTTCACGCTGTCATAGAAGCCTTCGCTTTTCGCTAACTCATTGTAGTGTATAAGAAACACCTCTAGGCAGCGCACCAACTGAACCCACAACTCTTGGTGGAAGGCTTGAAACGAGCGACTGGGGCCCGCAAGCCCCAGCAGGACTGTTTTCTTGGTGATGCCGCAGCAAAGACCAACTAGCACCCCCTCGCCAATGGCAAATTCCCTCATTTCGGTGAATACGCGCTTGGCTTCACTGTGTCCCCACACCAGCTGCTCCATAACAGTCCAAAGCATATGGGTGACTTGATGCTCAAAGATCAGGTGGAATGATCGGTCGTGGTCATAGAGGGCTTCATCAATATAATGTTCGGACCACGGCTTGGATTGCCCTGGGTGCGGCGTCAAAGGATAAGACCTGACGTGCAGGAAGCTGGCGGGCTCGATGCTCACATCTTTCTGATAGATAGACACCCGGGCATGCAGAAGGCCCCAGCGCTCGCAGAAGGTCTGCAGCAGGCTCCATAGTTCATCAGTGGATGTAGCAGAGGCAAACGCAAAGAAAAGGTCTTTGACCTCGGCAGCCGTCAGGGCGCCAGGCAGCTCTGCGCCAGATTTCTGATCAAACGACAATGATACTCACACCACAGCATTACTATAGGCCCCGTATTTGATACGAAGCACGTTAAAGCTAAGGTGTTGAATTTGGGTAAATAAATATGGTTAATCAATGGTGCCCAAGGAAATACAGCCCCTAGTTTCGGGCAGACAATCCAAGGTCATTAATTACCTACTACTTTTTCAGTATTTCGCGAATAGGTGGTGAATATTATCGCGATCAGGCCCTACATTGCCTGACTGTTGCACACCCTGCAACAACTCTTTCTTAAGAATTTCTACCGCCTCTTCCACTTTGCCAACAATTGAAGCAGGATCCTCGCCCAGAATGGTCTTGCTGTCGGCCAGGTGCTTTGCGCCTTCCCGCGCTGCGAAGGTCAAGACGGCCAGCGCCTCTGCTTTATTCATTGTTCTCTACCCGCAACTGTTCGTGTCGTGGCCCGGTATCTGCCACCAGATCCCCGGTAAAGCAACCCCCCTGATCGGGGGGTGTTCGACTTTTCCGAACATACCGCTTGCATTGTGTGCGGGTTTTCCGTACAGTTCAAATCACGGCAGCGGTGAAAGGGCCAATATCAACCTACCGGTTCGATGCTCTGACACTCGCCAGCCTCCGCCACCAAGCCGAACGGCCAGCACAACCGGCCAACTGGCAGGCGGAATGGGAAGAATGCAAGGGAAGAACCATGACACATGCAGCTGAGCTGATAGAGGAACGCGACCGTAAGCGCCGTATGGACGGCCAAAGCGCCCTCGCCTTTCAAGGTACGGCCAAAGAAGAGGACTGCGAAAAGATCGCCCGCTTTATCGTTGGCGTGAAGCTTCTGCAGATCCAAGGCCGCGCGCTGGTTGACGCCCTTGGCTCGAATTTCAGCTCAGAGTTCAAGAAGTCTGCCGATGATTTCTATTCAGAGCTTGAAAGCCTCGCGTCATGGGTCGAGTCCGACGCTGATTTCTGCACCCTCCGCTTACAGGGGAAAGAATGATGCAGCCTTTCATTCAACATGCAAAACGCGCCGGGTTTCTCGGCATGGCCAAGTACAGCCTCAGTGCCCTGCTTGTTGCCGTCAGCCTGTTTGGTTTTGTCTGGCTGGCAGCGGGCCTCTGGGTGGCGGCTGGGCTTCCCCTCTAACGAAAGGATAACGTTGTGACCAACATCACCACGGAAGAAAGAAAGAAATGGATCGGCGGCAGTGAGATTGCCTCACTGTTTGGCGAGTCACCCTACGCCACCAAATTCGAGCTTTGGCACCGCAAAGCGGGCAACCTGCCTGAGCCGGATCTTGATAACGAGCGCGTCGAAGCTGGCAACTTTTTTGAACCAGCCATCGCTGCTTGGGCGGAAAAGAAGTTTGGCCTGCAAACGCGGCGTGTGCTGCGCTACATGCCCCACCCTACAGTGAAGGGCTACGGCACCAGCTTGGATTACGAGACAGTCACCGGGCACTATCCGGTTGAAATAAAGAACGTGGACGGCCTTGTGTTCCGCGACAATTGGGCCACGGAAGGCGATCAGATCATTGATGCGCCTATGCACATCATTCTGCAGCTACAGGCGCAGATGGCGTGCGCGAAAAAGGACCGGGGTTATCTGGTCGCATGTGTGGGCGGCAACCGCCTTTATACGGCAGAAATTCAAGCCCACGCTGGCACGCAGGCTCGCATGGAAAAGGCCGTGGCTGCTTTCTGGCAGTCCATTGATGCGGGCGATGAGCCTGACCCGAATTTCCTGAAAGACGCGGAGGCGATCGCAGAGCTTTACCGTATGGCTGGCGAAGCTGAGCTGGATCTTACCGGCAATAACCGCCTCACACACCTTTGCCATGAATATCAAGCGGCAGCGGAAGACGCGAAGGAAGCCGAAAACCGCAAGAAAGCCGCGAAGGCTGAAATGATCACCATCATTGGTGACGCGAAGAAGGTGGTTCTGGGCGGCTTCAAAATCAGCGCCGCCACCACCAAAGACCAAGAAGTCCAGGCGCACACGAAGAAAGGCTACCGGAATTTCCGCCTTTACCCCGTTGCGCAAGCTGAGAGCGAGAAGGAAGCAGCATGAGTACCGCAGTAGCAGTGAAAGATCCTGTTCAGTTTCAGGTAAACAAGATGGGCGGCGAATTTGCCAAGGCGCTGCCGTCCCACATCCCGAGTGAGAAATTCGCTCGCACAGCCATAACGGCCATCAAGAACAACGACGATCTGGCGCGCGCGTTCAACGAAAACCCTACCAGCGTTTTCAGTTCACTGATGAAGGCGGCGCAAGACGGCTTGGTGCCAGATGGGCGTCAAGCTGCGCTAGTAGTGTTCAACAGTAAGAACCGGCAAACAGGTCAATGGCTGGCAACAGCACAGTATATGCCGATGATCGCAGGCATCATGCAGAAGGTGCGCAATAGCGGTGAGATTGAGGCCCTGCATGAGCCGCAAATTGTCTACCAGAAGGACGAGTTCGTCCTGCAGTTGGGCGACGAGCCAAAGCTGGTTCATAACCCACTTCTATTTGGTGAGCGCGGCCCAGCCATCGGTGCCTATGCCGTCGCCAAACTGAAAGACGGCAGCACACAACGCACCTTTATGACGGTTGATGAGATCAACAAACGCCGTGAGGCGTCCAAGGCAGGTAAGAGCGGCCCCTGGGTGGACTGGTGGGACGAAATGGCAAAGAAGACCGTCCTCAAGCAGCTCTGCAAGTATCTGCCGCAATCTACGGACCTTGATGCCGCTTTCGAGCGCGACGAAACAATGAAAGCGGATCTGAACGGTCGCCAAACGATCGACGCAGATCCGCAGCCGCAAGAGGTGCCGCAGGAGGCGCCGGCCACCCTATCCAAGCTGGATCAATTTGCTGACGCGGAAGAGGCCGAAATCATCGACGGTGACGGCGAGGTCCATGAAAGCCAAGAGGCTGCAGAGCAGGCAGCCAAGAAGGACGATATGTGGGGCGCCTGGACAGGCGGCGAGCCCATCAAGGGCGGTGACGTGTTCCACGGCGAATTTGAGCGCCAGCTGCAGATGGTCGAAGAGGCGCAGAGCGAACACGGCCTTAAGCGGATCTTCGCAACCCAAGAGCCAGCAATCCGCGAGTTTGACGACCGGGAGCAGCTGCTGCTGCGCACCGCTTACAACAAGCGGCGCAAGCAGTTCGCGGCAGGTGAAAAGCGACAATAGAGCTTCCCAGAGGCGGCGGGGCCTTCCCAAACTTCCCCGCCTCGCCGCCAACCCATTTACCCAGAGCAGGAGCAAGGGCAATGCAACAGCAAGCACACACTACGGCACCAAGCCACCCATCACTAAGCGCACAGGCGACGATCGCCAAGGTGCGGGACGGCCTCGAAACCCAAGTGGTTGATGCGCTCAAGAAACGCGACATGACGAACAGCGAGCTTGCAGCACACATCTGCCACAACCCGCGCGGCGTGCAGCCCCGCACAAGCGAGCTGAAAGAACGCGGCCTGATCTTCGACACGGGCGGGCGCCGCCAGAATGCCTGGGGCAACAACGAAATTGTGTGGTCGCTCAAGAAGCCGACCAGCAAACACTGATCTGACCGCTGGAAATCCGCCGATGCCCGCAGAGCATTGGTAATCAGCCTGGCATGGCTATCTGGTGGTTTTGGGCGATGTGGCCACCAGACTGCTGAAACCCCTCAGCCGGTCAGCTTCCATAGACATAAGGGGGCAATGTCAGGATCTGCCGTCAGGCCACGATACGGTCAGGGAAATACAGGGCAACCGGCACAAACCGGGAAAAATGTTGATCCACAGCGGGGGGTGAGCCCCCGCCACTGACCAAACGGTGTTTTTTGCTTGTGAGTGTATGCCGCTGAAAATCGGAGAGCGGAAGCCCAACGCGCGGGGCTCGTAGCCGG